GTGGAGTTGGATTACAATATTATTGTACATCCCGAAAACAATCTAACTAATTTGATTGCTTTGTTCCCTGAGTTATCACAAGCGGAAAAGGATGCTTTGGCAGCGTTTATTGAATCACAGCAAAGCTTTCCGTTTCAGTACATCATACCATCAGGGGTAACGGTATTTACTTACCAACAAATGAAAGATGCAGGATGGTTTCCTGAGCCGAATTTCGGAGGGTTGATATGAGAGGGTTTGTATTATTGATTGTCGCAATTTTGTTGGCAATAATAATACTGCCAATTGGTTTTGGTTATCAGATTATAAGTTCTTTGTTTAAAGCGGTAAATGAGTATTTATTTAAAGTAGCAAAAAGTATTGACCAGTTGGGGAATGTGGTTTGTCGGGACTTATTTAACGATACTTTGATAAAGAAAAACGGATACCGATTTGGGAATGAAGATGTGACGATTAGTCACGTATTGGGAAAGAATGAAGAAACGAAAACATTGAGTATCATGGGTAAAGGTTTAGCATGGATATTAAACACAATAGATAAGGACCACAATGTAAAAGCGATTGAGAGATGAATGCGAAAATTGAAATAGTTACGATATGGATAATGAGTGTTATTGGTTTTTTGGCTAAGCATGATTTATTGTTTTTCGTATCAATATCAGTACAAATAATTATTGGCATCCGTAACTTTCCCGGTGCCTGTCAGAATATTAAACATCTAAAAAATAGAATCTATGCCAGAATGGTTAAAAAGAATAACAAAGACTGATATTAGAAACAGCATAGCGATTATTGTTGTTGTTGGCTGCTTTTTACTTATGTACTTATTGCAGGTAAAGCCTATCCCGGAGCAGAATCATGACCTAGTATTAACGGCAGGTGGTTTTATCTTTGGAGGTGCTTTGGCCGGTGTAATTGGTTACTACTTTGGTGCAACAAAAATTGATAAGAAGCAAGATGGAGAGGGATAAAGAAATGCACTTTTGGGCTGGCGTATCTGTCAGCTTTTTTGCTTTGATAATATTCAAGGCTTTGGAAGTTCCGCATACATGGGTATATGTTCTGTCTGCGGTATTAACTGCGGCAATCGGTAAGGAGTTGAAGGATTTGATGGACTATGGTAAATTTGATTACCGGGATGCAGTATATACTATTTCAGGCGGTATGAGTGGATTGATACTATCATTTTTTTAATAGACTGATTTTGTGAGATAATCACAAAAATGTCTAATAAATGTCTAATAAATGTCTAATAAATGTCTAATAAATGTCTAATAAATATCAATTACTGCTAATTATTTCCTTATTAGCAGTTTCATGCAATCCTGCAAATAAGCTGCATAAGATGATGGATAAGCTACCGAAAGCATCCGCTAAGGAGTGTGCTGTTAGGTTTCCAATAAAGGAAACTATTGAAACGGTAACTGTTGCAGATACGGCATTACTTAATCAATATGAGATAGAGTTTCAGTACATGGCTCAGATGATAGATAGTTTGCTTATTGCAAACTGCGATACGGTAAAGGTTGAAAAGATTAAGAATGTCATCACAAAGATACCATGCAAGCCAGTTGTTAAGTATGTTATTAAGACGCAAGAGAATACAGCGAAGCAACAAGTAATCATTGATAGTTGCCAAAAATTGTCAAGTAAATTGTATGAAAAACTGGACATTACTACCCGTAAATTGGACTTAATGACGGATAAGTCAGACAAATATAAGCGGCAAAGAAATAGGTATTTTTGGCTACTTATAGCTTTACTTATTTGGTCTTTACGTAAACCAATAGCTTCACTTTTGAAATCTTTATAATGCCAACGGCACAAATAACATTTGACCTTGCAAACCATGATGATCGTATGGAACTTGCTCGGTATCAGGCCAGTCTAAATATGGCCTGTTTTATTTTTGAGATATTGATAAATGGCAAAAGGCAATTTGAGGATAATAGCAATGTGAATGATATATGGGAGTATTTATGGCAGGAAGCGAAAAATCAGGGCATTGACATTGAAAAGCTAATTGAATGAATAAATGTGAAATAGCTAAAGAATACAGGCAAAGGTATGGGATGCAAATGCCTACGCTAACACTTTCCAGAATCATGTACAATGAGAACAAAGAGATATTTACAAATATAGAACACGCTCGACAATCACTTAGATATATAGAGGGCAAAACAGGGTCTATAAATCGTAAAAAAATAAAAAATGACAGCGAATTTATGATGACACAAGAAAGACCAAAAAACCCATATAAACTACCTGAATCAGACGAAAGCAAATATGAGCCATATATCTTAAAAGCTAAAAAGCTGGCCGTACTTTCCGATATACACGTACCGTATCATTCTATTACCGGATTAACGGCAGCATTTGATAAGATAAGCGAGGAGAAGCCTGATGCGATACTGCTTAATGGCGATACAGTAGATTTTTATGGCCTTTCCCGATTTATGAAAGATCCACGCAAAAGGTCACTTGCACACGAATTAAAAGCCTTAAATGAGCTTCTGGATGTATTGGGGCAATTTGGCGCAAAGATTATCTATAAGTTAGGCAATCATGATGAAAGATATGAGCATTATCTTATGCAAAAAGCACCTGAACTTTTAGGCATACCTGAATTTGAATTACAGCATCTTTTGAAGGCTAAAGAAAGGGGTATGGATGTAGTAGGCGAAAAGCGAATAATAAAGGCAAATAAGTTAAATATTATTCATGGCCACGAATACCCATCTGTTTTCAGTCCGGTAAACATTGCAAGGGGTTTGTATATGAAGGGTAAGGTAAGTGCCATGCAAGGCCATAATCATCAGGTTTCAGAACATACCGAAACAGATATGAATGGCGACATAGTTACTACATGGTCAGTCGGCTGTCTTTGTGAATTAAACCCGGCTTATATGCCTTTGAATAGGTGGGGGCAAGGTATGGGAATGGTCGATTTATCTGACAATGGCAAAGATTTTGAAGTGCGGAATTATCGTATTTATAAAGGTAAAATCTTATGACAGAGGAAGCACAAATCGAAAGGGATTATTTGCCTACTGATAATGAGCTTCTGCAAATTATCGAAACAGAGTGTATGTTACTGGCTACAATAGCAGATATATCAGAAGCTGAATTTCGTACTTATGAAGATGAGATAAAGGATATAAATGTTGTAAAGATGAATGCTTACAAGGTAATATTTGCAGCTCAAAAGAAACTATTAAAATTCATTAAAGATTATGAACAAGGGAATACCGATAATCAGAAAGTTTGAGGGGTTGAAATTGAAAGCATATTTATGCCCTGCAGGTGTCCCAACTATAGCATGGGGCAATACTTTTTATGAGAATGGGAGCAAAGTCCAAATGGGCGATAAAATAACATTGGATCGAGCGGATAGGTTATTGTTTTTTATTGTAGCTAAATTTGAATCTGAATTATCAAAACTTGTAAAATCTAATATTAATGATAATCAGAAGGGAGCATTAACATCATTTATTTTCAATTTAGGAAGTACTAAATTTTCAAAAAGTACATTGCTTAAAAAAGTCAATGCCAACCCAAATGATCCTACAATAAGAGATGAATTCATGAGATGGGTAGGTAAAAATCCAAATACTATTAATGGTTTAAGAAATAGAAGAAAAGCAGAGGCTGATTTATATTTTTTACCAGTTTAAAAAGTCCTCACCTTTATAGTCTGGATATTCTTTGTGCATGGTATCAATACCATTTACCCATAGATAGCATATAATTGTTGTCAGTCCGAAGATAATTAAATATACCATAAAGTTTACTTTTTAGGTTATATCGGTACTATATGTACCAAAAGTTACGCCTATCCTTCCATATAAGGTATTAGTACGCATTGCGTGAATCCAGTAGTTATGTGCAATAATTTTTTTAAACTTTTTTTACCACCGCACCTTAGTCGGTACAAAATCCTGCTTGACATCCGCTTCCAGTTCCAAAGTAGAAATCTTGTTGCAGTCCAATAGTTTTAATTTTATCATAACTCATTTCTTTTTTCCATTTACGTTTTAGTGTTATTTCCATATCTGCAAACCATTGCATCTTTAAACTTTCATCATCAAAGTTTTTCCTTAGTTGTTGTGGATTTTTCCAAAAACAACCAACACAATTACTATCAGGTGGAAATATTAAATCGGTTTTGTTTGCCCATTGTGCTACTTGGTAATGGCTTATTCTGTTATCTATCAATGGATATTTACAAGTTCTCCATTCTATTTCAGTCCATTTGTTCCTCCCATTGGCACTTTGCCCTGTAATAGTCTTAAACTTTGTATTTTGGCTATTGGCACGTTCCATTTCATCATACCTAAATCCGATATTCATTTCAACCATTCCAAAATGATTATGGCAAAATTCAAATATTGGTTTCATCTTCATTTCAGTTGTGCAAAAACGCATCATTAAGTTTGGCAATGCTTTTCTTTTTAGGCACACTTGCTCAAAAGTATCTCCAGTAACCCAAATTATCTCTTTTCCAAGTAACTGCTCCAAATCAAACATTAAGGTCAATGTAGTATCGCTTTCGGCAGTAGCTATAAAATCCATTCCTATTTTATCGCTAATCTTTTGCACCAATGATTTATCCTTTGGAGAACATCTTCTATCTTCAATCCTAATCAATGCAAATATATTTTCATCAGTTGGATAGTGTTTCGCTAAGTAAGCAGAAGTTTTACCTCCTGATATTGATGTTATTGTTTTCATATTATAATTTAAAAGCCCACGCACAAAAGTTTAAAAAAATTACAGACACATAACAGCACATAAGCAAAAGCCCAAATCCCTCGCTAAAGCCAACGCTATTTGTGCCTTCGCTTATCTGCAAAACGTTATCTGCCCCGGAATCAGGATTCGAACCTGATGCTACAACTTACTGATTTTACAGGCGAGCTACGTTTGCTCTCGTTATACTGGCTTCCTTTTGCCTTTCCGGGATATTGCCGCCCCCATTAAATACAAATAACTTACTAACGGTTAAATTATATTTAAGCGGCAATGAGGTTAAAAAGTTATTCAAAATCAGATTCATCTATACTGCTATCTGATTCCCATGCATTAGAAAATGCTTTATTTTGAAACAATGATGCGAGTCCTGTTATTTGTTTCATTCTTAATAATTCATCTTTACTCATTCCTACATGCTTGCATATCCACGCATCACCTTTACCCATTTCAACTAATTCAGACACAATAGTACTCATTAATTCAATATTATGTGATCCTCTTGCTCGATTATGTCTTATAGTTGAAGCCATACGATCTGATCTTCCTTGTTTCCATTGATTAATATTAACTACTGGCAATCTTCCATATACTCTATTTCTAACTTCTTCTACTTCTTTCCCTACTCTATTCCTGTGAAATCCGTCTATTACAGTTATTTGTGAATCTTCTTTAAATGAAACAATTGGTTGTGTATATCCATCTTCCATTATAGATTGTCTCAATAGTTCCATTTCAGGAGGCGCAACACTATTAGGATTATAATCATTTGCTTTTACATTATCATTTTTTACCCATAAAACACAATCTACTGGTTCATTTCTCATTGGTGAAATTTCATGCAAAGCAATTTTAATTTCATTAATAATGTCAATTTTTTCATCATTACTTAGAAATTCATAATTTGGAATTAGTGATAAGATTTTTTCTTTCATGTTTGTTTGATTTTTATTGTTAAATATAATTTCCATGTTTGTCATGACTTTCGTCTCCTCTTAATGGAGGGTTAAAAACACTAATCAATACTACATCTGTTATTGCAGTAAATTCGTGAGGTTGATTATTATCTACAATATATGTAATGCCTTCATATATTTCATGTATGTCATCATTAGTTAAATCTCTTAATAGGCCATATCCAGATATACAATAACACGCCTCTTGATGATTTTTATAATGCCATTTATATGGGCCACCTTTATTTATAAAAGTTTTCATTAAAGCAAATCCTACTTTATCACTTTTTAAAACACTTCTATAACTTGTGCCTCCTGTAAATTTTACGCCTTCAATTGTTTTTATATCTATTGTTTTCATATTTTGCTATATTTATTTTTTATATATTTCATTCTTTCAATTTGTTCTTTAGTTGGAGCAAGTCCTAAATATTTACATGTATGATCATTTTTCAAAATTGTAATAACAAATCTTTTCCAACTTGCAACATCAGAATTATGGCATTTTAACATATCTAAATGATCTGGTAAAGATTGTATGATTACTCTTTGTTTATCTTTATTGCCATGTGATGTATTACCATTTAATTTAAATTTTATATCATTTTTAATTAGATCATTTATTACATAATCGGGCAATCCGCGCCCTATCCGGCCCCAATATTTGATAGATTGGATAAAACGCTGCTTAAAATTTATAGATGATTTTTTAGGTAATGTATTCAATAAAAACTTTGCAAAAGATTTCCATGTATGACCTTTAGGCAATTCAAATGAATGATAATTAAGTTGCTTTCCGTAAGTTGCAACGAAGTTAGCACCATTTACCCTCGCACATAATGTTGCCCAAACATGTGGATCTATAACCCTATATAGGTTCAATGAGCTTTTGCTTTCACTCATAAATGGAGACGCTACTCTCATTTTATGTATTGATAATCCTGCTTTCCAAAATATGTCATATAATTTATTATAATCCCATTCAAATTTGCAATTAGCAATCCAAATATCTTCAGTTTTCCAATCATAAATAGGATAACAATTATATGTATGTTTTGTATTTCTTTTAGTCCAAATATTACCTCCATGTGTTTGTTTATTTTCATTTACAATTGCTCTCCATCTATTTAAGCTTTCATGAGTTCTTATTCCAATTAAACATGCACAATCTTCTCCATTTGAGTACCATTCTCCAAATTCATCCCAAAACTCTTGATATCCCATATTCTCTCTAAAAAATGGGAATTTATGATTATTAATATTTACTATATAATCTTCATTTGGCATTTCTCTAATCCATCTATGTTTATCATTATTCCCCCAACATTGCCAATCTATCTCATATGATGAAACAGTACATGGTAATGTAATAGGCAAACAGCACCAATATATATCCAATACATCTCTATTATTTTGCATCATTCTGTGCATAAACTCAAGAGATAAAGTATAATTAGCTTCATTATCTAATATCATTATGCCAATTTTTCTACCCGGATAATCTTGTTTTAATATGTCAATCATTAAATTAAGCATTACTCCTGAATCCTTACCCCCGCTAAAACTGACATATACTTTTTTAAAATTATCAAGAATATATTTTATTCTTAATTTTGATTCAGTATAAACATCATTTGATAAATATTTAATCATAATTCAAGTTTTAATTGTTTGGTTTTTTGTCTATTTTCAATTTCTATTTTTTTATATGCATGATAATATTTTGACTTTTTAGGAGTAAATCCTAACGATTTCAAAGCATAATCATTTTTTAAAATTGCTAAACATATTTTTCTATACGATGGTACTTTATTTTTAATCTCAAGTTCATATGGGGCTTCATCTGGTATTCCATTAAAATAACATCTGTGTTCCCATGTCTTTATGTATTCCATTATTTGATCTTTCATATTCTAATATTATTTTATCTGCTATTTTATTTGCCTTATCCTGAATATCTTTATTTAATAAATTCCATGCTATTCTTGTTAAATATTCTGGAGTGTTATGTATAAACATACATGCAGCTGCACCCAACCATGCTCTTCTATTTTGCTGCTTATTTGTTAAATTAACATCAACTGATATTTTCCACACATTTAATAATTTTTTCATTGCATCATAAAATTCTATTTGATTTGATAAAAGATTTATAGCAGATATAACTTTTTTATCTTTATCTATGACATCATTTAAATTATACATTCCTGCATTAAAATCTTCCCATTTTTCATAATGCTCATAAATTTGTTTCATATTATTTGGTTTATGGTTTAAAATGTAAAATAATTATCTTTTTGAATATCTGCAATACTTTTAAATAACTGAATTTCATTTTTAAAATCTAATTCACAAGTCATAAGCATACCGTTTCTTTGTTTCATTATCCTTACCCTACGTTTGTGTTCATAACTTATATCCCCTGATCTTTCCGCATCATTAGCTCCCCAAAGCATTAAAATAAGGTCTGCATCCTGCTCAATGGCACCGGACTCACGCAGGGCAGATATTGGAGGAGGTACATCCCAGCTGCTACCTTTTACTCCATCCCGGCTTAACTGACTTAGGGCAATGATCGGGATTTCAAGTTCATGAGCAAGGTTTTTAAGTTCACGGCTAATAGTGGCAATTTCCTGCTCCCTATTGTTTTTAGATTCTCCATGCATCAGTTGTAGGTAATCGATTACAATTAATCCGATATTGTGCTTCTTTTTGAGCCTGCGAGCCTTAGCTTTTAATGAGCGTAAATTTACGGCATTAGCATCGTCGAAGAATATATTATGCTTTGACAGGCTTTCTGCCGCTTCGTTTAATTTTTTATAATCTAAATCATCTAATCTGCCAGTCTGCAATTTGTTCAAAATTATGTCCGATTGCGCTGCAAGCATTCTAAGGGCTAAATAAGGGGCTTTCATTTCGAGTGACCATATACCTACCCCTGCGCCATTGATGGCCGCATTTCGCACCAAATTAAGCGCAAACGCTGTTTTTCCTACTGAAGGGCGGGCGGCTATTATTATAAGGTCACCAGACTGCCATCCTCGTGTAGCTTTGTCGAGGTCTGAAAATCCTGATTTTATGCCCGTTATGGATGATCCAGATGCTTTCCATTTGTCAATCTTTTGCAAAGTGTCAACCATTACACTCGAAATATGTAAGGTATCGGTCTGATTAGTATCGGCAATTTTAAGTATTTGCTTTTCTGCAAGGTCAATAAGTTCAAAACAGTCTGTTTCGGGATTGAGGGCTTTAGCTGCGATTTCAGAGGATACGGATATAATTCTTCGCAGGATGTACTTTTCATGCACTATTTTTGCATGGTTTACTATGTTTGCCGTACTTACTATGTCATTTGTGAGCTTTACAAGTTCGTATGCGCCTCCGATTTCAGTGAGTTGATTTGTCTTTTGTAGCTGCTGCGTAACTGTAAGAATATCAATAGGATGATGTTTCTTTTGCAGTTCGCAGATGGCTGTAAAGATTATTTGGTGAGCCGTAACGTAAAATGAATCGGGGGTAATTATGTCGGCAACTTTGTCAATTGCATTTTGCTCAATTAATATTGCTCCTAATATTGCAGCTTCTGCCTCTTTTGCTTGTGGTTGTATATAGTTCATAATCCTAATATTTCTCTTGTTCTTTTATCCTGGTCGTGTATTGATCTGATTGCTTTTTTCTTATTCTCATCCTTAAACCATACGGCCCTCATTTTCTGCTTCCAGTTTAAAACCTGCTTTCCTTTACTGTCTTTCCAATCTCCATCATTATAATAGTTCCAAGCCTTATCGCCGTTTGAATATCCGTTATCATTAAAGAATTGAATTACCTCATCAATTGAAGGTGATGTAAATTCTTTTTTTTCTTTCCTTTCCTTTATTTCTTTTTTTTCTTTCCTTTCCTTTGCATTAGGGTTGCTATTGGGGATGCTAATAGGGGGGGCAATGGGGGGGCTATTTTTCCATCTATTAATAGCTCCTTGTTTTCCCTTTTCTGATAAGTGTTTTCTTAAAGATAAATGTTCATTTAATCTACTACTAAAAAAATGTTTATCATCAATTACAAAAAGTTCATAATTCCAAATAACTGCATTTAATTTAGTTTCCTGTGTTTGACTTTGCATGGCAAGTACAGGTATTATTTTCAATGGCAATGATCCACCTGCTTGTGCTAATTGTTCCAATATAAACCAATATAAACCATAACC